GTTTATGATCGCCGCGACTGGGCCTCGGCACCAGGCTATCAAGCAGTCGATCGAGGTACCGAGATCCTTGTATTGAAGCGGTATCCCGGTCATCTGCCAGCGGCCCAACACCGAAGGGACGGCTTTGCCGTAAGGCGTACCATCGTGAAGCGACGAACCGATCCGCTGTCGCCGCTTACCCGAACCGGGAGTTAAGAGGCCGATTAGCTTGTCAAAGAAGCCCTCATGCGGACGGTGAATAAACGAGCCTTCGATCTGCTCAACGCGGAGACCCTGAAAGAACTCATCATTTTCAAACTCCAGACATTGCCCGAACGTCTTATTGCATCCTTTACGGCCAAGCGCAGCGAATGCCGCCTGATATGCGGCGTTTTTGTCCGTCAGTAATTCAGTTCCTAGACATTGCAGTCCGCCAAAATCCAATGGACACGATTTTTGAAATATCCCCGGGGGAAGCTGCGCTTCAATCTGCCCTAAGTCTTGACGCGCTGTAATCGTTCCCTGTTGTCGATCAAAGCCATCAGGGCGCCCGCATCTCCCCACAAAGCACACAAAACTGCACGCTGCTGGGCTTGTGGGCCCATTGAGCAAGCTCGAGCGTGACAGGATGCGAATAACAACTCGCATCCCTTCAACTTCTTCATTCAACACAAACAGCGCAAGCGGCCTGATTAGTGGCGCATCGGCCTTCGGAACGTTGGATAGTCGAATCGTTACAGTGTTCGACTGCTTGCCCATGTTCCGCGAAAGGGATGGCAGTTCCATTAGTTCGCGAACGTAGTCAGACGTTACGGAGAGGTATCCAAAGGTTGCAGTCTCTGTTGCGAATCGTGCGACCGCGTTGGAGGGAACAAACCCATGTACTGCGTGTGGAATGTAGGAAGGATCATAGAACTCCACCGCGCAGAGTGGGTCTTTCGGACTCGACGCGAGCATGGTCTGGAGATTTGTCGGCGCGACGTTCATTAGATAGTGTTAAAATACAAACGGCCCGCGAGAGTGTTGGAGCACTCAAGCGAGCCTGACCAAAACGAGACCTGTCTTCGGAGGTTCCCGCCTTGACTGAAATGATCATACATGCCTGCTTGCAATGCGGAAAGAAACTGCCTAAAGAAGCCGTCCAGCCGAACCGCCTTAGAACAGGACGGGGGCGATATTGCAGTCGCACATGCGCCGATAACGGAAAGAAGCGCAGCGCTGGTTTTCGATTTCTTCAGCGCTTCAGGGTTGGGCCACCAGACGAATGTTGGGTATGGACCGGTACGATCAACAGCAAAGGGTATGGTGTTATGCGCTGGCGAGACCGCAACACCTACGCGCATCGAATCGCTTACGAACAACGGTTCGGCGCAATTCCTAAAGGGATGCTGATCCGACATCGCTGTGATAATCCGCCCTGCGTAAATCCCAATCACCTTGAGACTGGCGGACAACGAGACAATGTAAGCGATCGCGATTCCAGAAATCGCACGGCACGAGGCGAGCGCGGCGGCAGAGCCATTCTGAACGAATGGATGGTTAGGCAGATACGGGCTGAGTATGCACGTGATCGTTCTATCAAACGTTTGGCGGCTCGCTATCCACGGATCTCGCCGAATACGCTTCAGGCCGTTGTTTATATGAAGACTTGGAAACATGTTTGCGCTCACTAGGTCGGATACTTGACAATCACAATGGACCGACTCTGAATCCAGACCTTTTCGTGATCTCTCTCGTACTTTTCGAAATAGCATCCGGTAAAGGTGCCGCCCTCCGACCCTGTAGATGGATGGTCCCGTGGCTCTATAAAGGTGAACGGCCTTGAAAGCCTGTGGTCTTCGTAGAACTGATCAAGGATGTTCGCGTCTTGATCTGAGAGGCCGTTATACTCAAGCAACCAGCGTTGTGGAGCATCGCTGGCGCGTTCTAGAAAATCGCGACCACCATCCTCAAACTCACTGGTTACAGTTACTTCATCCCACGCCTTTGGTCGCTTCAGGTACTTGAGATACAGCGGTCCTGTTTCGTAAGTCGGTGAATGAAGAGGTGTGGGAAAGATTTGTTCTGGCATAACTACCTTCTGTCGTTTGCAAGCACTTCTCTTATTTCTCCGCCCTCCCCGATGTTTGAAACAACTGAGGCGGTGATGAAGTTCGCTAACTTGCTATCGTCGCCTTGTAGTTGGACGATCACATTGATCGGCTGTGGCTGATTGCGGCCCGTAACGATTGTCTGTAATGCGTCGGGTGAAGATGAGCCAGTTCCCGCTCCGCCGCCGGCCCCTGTAGACTTCTGCTTAAACAGATCTCCGGCTACGCCTCTGCCGGCGATCGCGGCAACGCCTCCAATAGATCCCCAAATTGCCGCGGCGGTGAAGTGCGCTGCTGATTCAGCGGGATTGAAGAAGAGTGTGGCGAACCCTAACGCCAGTTCTTTGATTGCATTCACCGCCGCTTCCGCCGCGATTGACGCTAGTGCCTGCGCGAGAATCTTGCGCATGACTGCCGGGCCTGTTTCGCCCAACAGAACATAGTTCGCAACCGTTTGACCGATGGCGTCTGCCACTTGAAGAAAAGCGCCACGTAGAATTTCCCCGAGAGGAACAACGGAGCCTTGTATAGTTGCGACGAACTCCCGTGCCTGATCTTGCAGTTCTCTAAATGCATCCTTCAGTGTTTCGAGAGGGGCGAGAAGCGCGTCGAGCAACTGCGTGCCCAAGTCCTTTAAGCCTTCGACCTCAAACCCAAGCCGACCTAGCGGGGTAGACTCTTTCTCCTCCTCCTTGCGCCGCTTTTCGATCTTTTCCAGCTCGAGTTGATGCCGTTCGGTTTCCGCTTCGCGCTGGAGATTTAGCTCCTTTTCAGTTTCAAGTTTCTCTTCTTTAGTTTTCTTCGACTCGGCATTCTCTGCCTCCTGCTGGCGAAGGCTGTCTAGTTCCCGTTGATGTCGATCGTTCTCTTCCTGAAGATCGAGTTGGGCTTGCGCTCTGATGATGTCCCTACGTCGGGCATGGTTAAGGATCATCAGGTCAATGACTGCTCGCCCAGCTTCGCGCTGGATGTCGTTTATGCGTTCGCGGATTGAACGTAGTTCGTCGGCGTAGCGGCGCTCGTTTTCCAGATCACGTTTCCGGCCCTCGTCTATGTCTCGGTTGCCGGCGGCTTGGATTGACTTACGCTCTTCAGTGAGCACTTTGATCGCATTATTGAGTTCTGCCTGCGTTCTAATGCGCTCGTCTTTGTCGGCTATCGCGCTGCTCGCCTTGAGCCTTTCCTGTGTGGCCTCAATTTCATCATCAATAAGATCGAGTCGTATCTGAAGAATCTTCTTAGCGGCTGCCTCTTCAGCGATAACGCGGAGGCTTGCGAGTGCGAGGATGCTATCAATCCGGCGCTGGCCCGCGATCTGCTCCAAACGTAAGAGGGTGTCAATGTTAACAATCGCGATCTCGATTGCGCGTTGGCCTGTGGCCCGCTCACGATCGAGTCGTCGTTGCGCCTGCTCGTCACTTAACCGATCTCGCTCTTGGGCTAATTTCTTTAGTTCGTTATCAAGGTCTATTTGTTCTTGGATGGTGAGGAATCCAACCCGCTTCTGCTGTTCTAGCCCCTCGATTCGCGCATCAATCTTCGCGCGCTCAAGGGCTTCGATGATCGTTAGACCTGTCTTCTCGACGGTTTCGCCGCGTTTTATTGCGGCCTCCGTGTTTTTTACTTGCCGATCAAACTCATTGGCGAGTAGATCCGTATCGTTTTGAATTTGGTTACGAGTTGAGTCCGCACGCTCCTTCGCCGCCTTCGCGCGAATCGCTTTGGAGCTAACTTCAAACTCGTTCTCCTTATCCAGCCTCTCCTGTTGCAGCTTGACGATCTCGGCAGTAATTGCGCGAAACGCCTCAGTATCCCGATTAACCACCTCACCGCGATCACGCTGGGCTTGCTCGAGCGCTCTTTGTTCTTGAACTTTCTTCGCGAGGATCGCGTCAATACGATCCTGTTCGGCCTTTAAAACCTTCTTATTGTCCTGGATTGTTTCTTCGGCTTGCTGTTCTCTGTTTCGTCGGCCTTGCTGAAACAGTACATTGAGTTCCTGATTGTGTGAGGCTACCCGCCTGCGAGTCTCGGCTAGAACAGCCTCCGCCTGATTCACGGCCTCGCTAGTTGTTTGCTGTGGGGTCGGAGCACTGGGTAAGGGGACTGGCTCAACGTCTGGAACCTCCAGCGGTGCTATTTCTTTCTCTTCTCGCGCCTTTCTGATTGCCTCAGCCAACCCCTTATAATCCCCGGTCACTACTCGGATCACCGTACTTAGACCTCGGAGTGCTGTAGCGGCCGAGCGGGTTACTGGCCCACCTATCGCACTCAGGTCTTCGATGACAGGACCACTCGCCCTAACGAGATCCCCCATGCTCTTGATGACCTCGGTCATTGCCGGGATCAAGTCGCGAGCGGCCGCTGCACCGAGAGCGCGGATTTGAAAATTCAAGAGTTCTAATTCGTCATTGAACTTGTCGGCGGCTCGTGCGGCATCGTCCGTGATGAGAATGCCCATTTCACGGAGCTTCTTGATCGTCGCGTCAAGATCGCCGTTAGTCTCTTTCAGGATCGCCAGAACCTGCTTACCGCCGCGGGCGCCAAAGAACTCGGCCGCCGCGTTAGTCTGAGCGAACCCTGGCGGCATCGCGGCTAAGGCCGCAAAGGTTTGGCGCAACGCCGTCTCGGTGTCGGTGGTTGATATTTGGAACTTGCGAAACTGCTCGGCGGTCTTGCTGAGAGGGTCCTGGGCATCATCAAGCTTTCTTTGAAAGTTGACTATCGCCTGAGTAATGCTACCTAGCTCGCCGCCGGTGGTCTTAGCCACAACTTCCAGCGCGGAAAGGGTCTCAACCTGTAGGCCCGTCTGCTGTGCAAGGTCAAACATCCGACCCTGAAACTCTGCGGCCTGCTTGGTGAGTTGAAATAACTCTTTAGCTGCCGACGCCGCGCCAATTGCCAGTGCGCCGATCACTATAACCGCGATACCGATCGGCCCAGCCGCCGCAGCGAGGGATGCGCCTGCGCCTGCCGCCTCTGTTGATACCGCGGCAAGCGAACTTCCGGCCTCTTCGAGTTGAGGCAGAAACTTCGCGGTCTTATTTCCAATCAGATCGACGGAGCCGCCAAAGAACTTAAATGCCGCGTTGTTGCGTGCGGTTTGTCCTTCGAGGCGCACAAACGTCGTAAGGAACTTGGATACTTCAGCCGAACTCTTTCCACTGGACTTGGCGATGCCATCGATCTGTTCTGCTAACGCCTTAGTCTGTGGTCCGCCCTTTTTAAGTTCGTCATTGAAGCCCTTGAGGTTAGATGTGACCCGGAGAAACGCTCCACCTATAAGAGGGATACGCTGGCCCACAAACGCATTAACATTTTCGCCAATGTCAGCGAGCGCTGTTTTCGCAACGCTCTGCATACTGGTGATCTCTTTACCGAACTGAGAGCGGAGTTGAGTAACAGCCGCGCGGGTATCGGCCATCACCGCTTTCGCTTGCGCGTTGTCGGCTCGGAGTTGGAACAGTAATGAAAGGTCTGAAGCCATAAACTAGAAATGCGCCCTTCAATGACTGAAGGACGCACTGGGCATCACTCGTTATTAAGTTTTCTTACCAGCGTTCCGGCGGATGCGTTTGTCTGTACATCTCTACAGCCAGCATCCGCAAGTGATCAACAGTCAGGACGTTTTCATGCTTACTCGATCCGTGCTTCGATTGAATGCTAACTAACCCGTTCGCGACTTCTAGTATCGGGAGTTGACAGTGGTTGCAGATTAGGACTGAAACATCGCCTCGTGTTTCAAGTACAAACTTATGCGTCGAGTGCGACTGCGCTGCCTCTGTCAACCGAGCCTCCGGTGGATACACCGCCAAACGTACTTGTTATTGCGCCAATGCCCATTGCTTCCGTCTGTCTTGCCTCGCGCTCGTCGTCGTAAAGCTTCAGCCGTGATGTGCAGGCCAGATCAAAGTCCAACGCTAACCACTCATCTTCAATTTGCAGCAGTTGAGATGGTCTCTGGCTGAAGTTTCTCGCCGTCAACGCGACGATTAGTAATTCTCCTCTTTCGTCCTTTACGAAAGGTACGGAGGCCATCGACGGCCGGCCCCTCCTCGTGGCCCATTGCCCAATAGTAAATTTCGTCAAAGTCCTCTTTGAGAAACGACTTGGCGGTGATCTCGTTAAAGGGAGGCATCACACACGCGGCCCTGACTACCTCGCGCATGGTGATCAAGCCGTTCTTAGCGGCATCCGCAGTAATACGGAGATTGCTCTTATCAACCCGCGGCCGAACACCTGATTCCTCCCAAGCGCTTAGACCCTCGTCGATCAATGACTGCGGGATCAATCCGAGCACCGTCATGCGTTGAAGGTCTGGCTTGCGCAACTCGAAAACCGATCCACTCTTTAGAGTTTTAACGACTGTCGGGCGTTTAGCCTCCACCGCCTCGGCGTGCGCGGCATACTCGGCCGCCGTCATCGGTTTGGTTGCCATTACGACTGTGCTCCTGCATTCTGCACGAAGTACCGACCAGCCTTGTCGCCATTCGCGCGCGTGCTGATTCCAAGCCCGCGGAAGGCGAACGGCGAACTGGAGACCTTGGTCTTGGTGAGTTGCGCGGCGAGACCTTGATCATTGAACGCCTTGTAGAGATGGAAGACCGCAAAGCGTGTGGGATCGGATTGCAGCGGCGCGATTGCGGCGACCGACGTGTACGTGATCGTTTGGTTGCCGCCGAACGTCAAGCCCTTCGATCCCATCACATCGCTGCGGGTCGCGGTCGGCATAAGCGCTTCCGCTAGATCGATGTCAAGGATTTGCCACATGCTGCCGGAGATTACTTTTTCTTCGGTCTGCGGCAGGGTGATGATCGGGTCTAATTCCTCATCAGGCGTGAAGCTCTGAAAGGTGGGACGCATCAACCACTCAAGACCTGTCTCCGTGTAGCCGAGGTGCTTGGCATTAGGATTCTGTCCACTATCGGGCGAGCCGTCATCATCAAGGATTAACCGGACGCCTGCGAGTCCGTCCCATTCACCCGATCCTGTACCAAGATCGACGTAGAGCTTGGAGCGTCCAAGCATGACCGCCGCTGCGACAAAGTTGTCATTTGTTCCAGCCATTTCTTCTCCTTACCGTTCGTTGATCTTGATTGGTACTTGCATTACCGCTCCGCGAAACAGCGCTACTTTTTCTGAGCCTATTGGCCCATATGTGTAATTGATTTCATCCAGCACGAAGGCGAAAGCGTCAATGCTCATATTACGAAAATAATCAGATATAGGTGCGGCCCGTAGAACTGCGTCTAACGCTACTCGGTACTTCATAACCCGTCTCGTAACATTCGCGGGCGAATCATCAACCACGCCAATGTAAAGATCGATCAAAACATCTTCTCTGAGACATTCACCGTTTGGCCCATCGCCCGATGTTCCCCTGTTCGGGCCAATCGCTAAACAGGGAAACTCATTCTTGACGATCTGCCCTAGTGTCCGTTCTCGAAAGTCATGCAAATAACGCGCGTCGCTCGTTTCAAGCGCGGCCTCGATCGGATTGTAGTAATCGAGTGCTTCCTTAAAGTCCCGCTCGATGATCGTGAGCACGTTGTCTACTAACGCCTCCTCCTGTGACGCCTCAAAGGCCGGAGTCCACACCACTACGCGGCCTCTTTCTCTTCAACCTGGAATCCCGCACGCCTCGTGAACTCAACCAAATTCCTTTGTATAGCCTTCTGAATCCTTCGCTTCTGGCGCTCAGTAAAAGAGAAGATTGGGCGTGCCGGTAAACCGTCCAAGCCTAAATGATGTTTTCGCGCCTTCGGGTCTCGACTTCCAATCGTTAGCACCGTTTGTTCCGGGCGATAGATGGCGTCTAACGCTTCTGGATCGGTCAAAGACTCCATCATGTGACCTTCGGCTTGGAGTATCGGTTGACCGGGAAAGGCTATGGCTTTGAAGCGTGCGTAAGCAGGACTTAAAGCCGCCCACTTCCCTGATGCGCCTGCTGCTCCCTCACTCTCAAACTGTTCTGCATTGATCGCGTAAATCTCTGTCGCCACATCGGGCCATATTGAGCGGAAGTCAGAAATGTGTTCCTCGACACGGTTGAACGCTCGGTTCAGCACCTCTACGCCCTGCACATTTCCGACGAATTGGATCAAACTAAGACTCCCATGTTTACGCGATAACGATTAGCGATTTCTTTCACTCGGGGCGGATACTTTTCCCTCAACGGTTGGCCTTCGAGATTCACCAGTTTTACATTTGCCGGATCAGTCTCCCGCCAAAGATTTACCGCAAGTTCGATTACTGCGTGCTTGACGTCTTCAGGCGTAGTCTCAAATCCCCATTTAGCAGTCACGGTGATTGGCACGTTGGACCACCATCCCTCGGCACAAAAGTATCGGGATCGTGTTAGTGGTATTCCATCCTCACTCGTTAGTTGCAAATAACCTTGACGCTCAACGAAGGTCGGGGCTGTGTAGCCATTCGGCACCGTGATCGTTGCGTTTAATGAACCCGCGACGTATCGATCCAGTTTCAGGAAGTGCGTACCATCACCGTAAAAGGTTCGCGCAGCTGCGCTCGAGCCTGCGGCTTCGAAGTATCCCGGCTCAACCCCGCAGAGAAGATCGAAATAGCGGCTCGCACGATCAATGAGTGATGTTAACTCGCCGTCAGAGATCGCCTCCGCGTGCGCCGTCACGATCATCTGCTGACTCGTGGACTGATCGCCTCGATACTCTTCTAGCGTGACGTACATTAAGCCGCTTTAGGCTCCTTTGGTTTACGACCTCTTGCTTTGGTTTCTTCCGGCTCTGCGATGGCCTTGTTTTCTTCCGGCGCTTCAACAGCTTTTGCGTCGGGTCCAATCCATCCATTTTTCTTTGCGAGGTCTTCTGGAATCATCGTCCCAATGCCCGCGAAGAGTGTTACCGCATCAGTCGGAATCCGGCGATCTGTACTTGCCTTGTAATTGCCATCTGCGAGCTTCCAGATCCATCGATCACATTTCCACAGTGCCACCGTTTCGTTACCTTGTCCTTTCCACCGTTCGGCTGTCTCGAGAAACGCTTGTTCAAGTCGATCAAATTCCGCTTCGGGATTGAATGTCTCGACTAAGGCGAGTACGGCATCCGAACGTCTGCGGTAGTAAACTTCATCAGATAAGAGCGTGTTGATTTCGTTGAACCATGCCGCGATGTCGTTGCGATCTATGAATATCCCTGCATCACCGAATGCTTCTTTCAGCCCTGTCGTGGGATGGGCGATCGTTGGTATGCCCGCACACGCTGCCTCGATACCGACACGTCCATAGGACTCGTAGTCAGAGGGCATCAGGAGGATCTTCGTCTTCCTGAACACCTCTCTAATGTCAGGGGTGTGAGCCATCCATTCGATATTTCCGCGTCCTTCTATTACAGGGTGGCGCGGGCTTGAGCCGGGCCTAACAATCATCTGATCGCCGTAGCCGCCTTCAACCGCAAGGAACTCCTGCTCAGGCAGTAACGAGGCGAGCGCCTTGAACGTCTCCACACCTTTACCTGGCGTTGGGTTGACGAGGGTGATCTTGTTACCACGCTCGCACCGATACTTTTCGGGTTCGACTACGGGATGGACCACGATTGAATTAGCCGGCATCCAGTCTTCTGGCATCTTCTGCCCGGCCCATTCGCTCGGCTTTCTCGCTAACCAGTCCGAGTTGTAAACCGTGAGTGCATTTTTGTAAGGCACGCGCGCATCCACTCGCCAATACATGAGCTGCGCATCGTTATGAACGAAGTGAACTAAGGGGATCTTGACAGCGATCGCTAACGTCATTGCCTGACTGGTGAGGTCGAGATGCGTAACGAGTAGATCGGCTTCCCTTACATAGTTCTCTAACCATGCTTGCTGCCCGCGGCGCGGCGGTCTGATGACCTCGATACCTTCATGCGTGTACGGGGCTTTGGTTGAGCGATCGCAGATGATTGAGACTCTGTGCCCACGATTGACTAAGGCACGCAACGCAGCCCACACGGTTGTCTCACTACCCGCGTTATGCTCAGGCACTGCGAGGTGAAAGTAGCCAATGATGCGAAGTGATTTCATAAGTTAGTGGCGGCTTCCCTAAAAGGGGATAAAAGAGAAGCCGCCTGCTGGCGTAACGGCTATGGCGTCGTTACGAGTTTGCTCCGGCGTGCAAGTCGATCTTCACGACTGCCGGCGGTCTGAGCACGCCGAACGCCCATCGACCCTCGTAAAGGATGTCGATGATGTTTCGTTCGAAGTGATCGCGGTTTGAGTCAGTCATGTAGACAGTCGGATCTTGACGGTCCCACACTACCAACTGTTTCAAGTCGCCCGTGTAGCCAGTGCCTTGCGGGATCACTTCAGACTCGATCACCGGCAAGCCCCAAAGCATCTTCTGGCCCATCTGCATGGGACCACCGAAATAGAACTGGCCTTGCGCCCCGCGCGCGAGGTCAATGGTTTCCCAGTCGAAGGGGTTCAATAGAAATGCCGTCGAGCGAGCGCGGCCAGTAATCAGCGCTGCCGTGCGCGCCTTGCGAGTTGTGGTCAGCAATCCACCCGTGGTGTCTTCTGCGTCGGCCACGAAAGGTTGCGGCGTCAGATTGGGCGTATTCTCCAAGCCATCGAAATGGTTTGCCCCGCCCGGTCCCGCAATAATTTCTTCTTCCAACTCCAGATCAATGTCCGTTCGCATGAAATTAGTCATTAGCGATTGGAGTTGTGGAGCATCGGCGAGAATTGTGCGTGTGGCCTGCATGATAACAGCGATCGTCTTCACGCCGGTCTGTATGACCTCAAGAGACGCGCTCGCCTTAGGTTTCAGTGCAAGATCGTCCGTTGCTGAAGTCGCTTCAGGAACGATCTTCGCTGCGCGAGTTAGCGAATTAACTCGCACAAACTCGACCTGATTCGAGCCGGTTTGCAGGATAGTGATCACGTCTCGAATGCTCGGCTGACGAAGAGGCAGATCAACGGGCCACGGGCCGTAGTCGCGACGTACAAGCGCGCCGCCGGCTGTCACGGGCACGCTCATCACCAAGTCCTTGAATGAAAGATCCCCAAGACCAACGTCTGCCGGTTTAATGTCGGGTGAACGTCCAAACTTGTACGCCCGCATTTCCTTGCCTTCGGGCGCGATCTGATTTCGCCACGCCTTGAAGTCGGGCGTGTTAATCAGCAGTTCGCCCATTGTCTTCAATTCGGGTTCTCCACTGCCGTTTCCATTGCCGAACTCAGGGCGATGAACGGGCTGCGAAAGGAATGTATCGATCGCTTTCAGACGCTTTTGACGATCGGAGAATGTGTTTTCCTCATCAACCTGCGCGCTGAGGTCTTCAATAGATTTCCAGCGTGTGTCGAGTTCTTTCTGTTGGTCTGCGGTCGGCTTTTCGTCGCCTTGTTTTTCCCAAAACTCTTTCTCTGCCTGCACGAGCGTTTTAAGTTGCTCAGCGGCGGTCTTTTTCTCTTCCGGCATTCGATTGGCTCCTTGAGTCAAAGGGCTACGCGAGCGCTCGGAGTGCCAAGCTCTGCATTCGTAGCGATTGAGTCCTGAGCGCATCCACGTTGATCTCTTTCTCTGCCGGCTCTTTTGGCTTAGGCTCTGAAGCCGTCAGTAGTTCGCCTAGTGCGTCGTATGCGGCTTGAACTTTTGCACGGTTGTCAGCAGAGAGAATCCGGCCTTCTTTGACCCGGTTCGCGTGATTGCGCTGCATGTTGTGGGTTTGCTTCTCTAATGCGGCTACCACATCATCGAAGGACTCAAAGGAGCCGGATACCGTTCTGCCCTTGAGGTAAAACTCGTCATCTGAACTATCTAAAAAGGATTCGATCTGAGCGATCGCTAATGGACCAAGTTCCGATCCTAATTCGGAGGCGGCAAGCGTTACTTTCGCTCGCCAGTCAAACTCCGTAACACCGCTCTTTGCGGCTGTCGCGATCTTTCGGACCACGCGACAAAAGGCCGATTCAACCTCCCAAAACGAGGGCGTTGTTTGGGCCATCTCGTCCGCGAGCATTCCCTTACTCTCGGACTTCACACCCGTCGCCGCTGCTCGCTTATTCATCGGCGCTGTGACGATCGAATCCTCGATCGCTTCCACTTCTTTCAGCACACGTATACGGTTGAAGTTCTGCGCCTTCTGGAGCATTGCCGGGAGTTGATCGGGCTTGATGTACTTCGGGAGTTCGGCTTCGTAGTCTTTCGCCTCGATATGGGTGTACTTCTTCGGCGCATAGCCGAATGAGAAACTGACTTGCTTGCCAGCTTCCATCCGTTCTTTCGCCTTTGTGCGGATTGCTTGAGCGTCAGGCGTGGAGTGGAATTGAGACTTTACATACCAGCCGTGATCGTCTTCGTAAGCGTCGACGGGAAAACCAACTGCTTCCTTAAAGTCCCAATCGTGCGCCTGTGCGGTGAAACCGGCGTGAAGGTACTCTGAGAGGGTATTCCTGAAAGCACCTTTAACAACGATGTCGCCCCCCTCGTCAATGATCCCGAAGACAGATCGATAGCCTTCGATGGTTCCCGGTCCTTCGTCTGTGACCTTGAGATCTTTTAAGGCAGTGTATTTGCGCTCCACTTTGGGGGTCTCCAGACAAACAAAAAGCCCGCGCCGATCCTCAGTTGAGAATCAGTGCGGGCGGTTCCGGTCAAATTTCGCCGGACTTGACTCGCGTTCGTGTTAGAAAATAACTAGGTGGCTTCCTTCAGTCTCTTTACTACCTTGCTCATTCCTTCAAGCTGGCGCTGTAATCGGTCCAGTTCGCGACGCATACTATCACGCTCTGGCGCTTTAGGTTGTGACGGAGTTTTTTGATCCTGAGCACTCATTCCTTAACGTCGATACCTTTGATCATTGCCCATTCGCGCTTCTGGGCCTCTATGGCCTTCTCGAAAGAACCGTGCTCCAAGACTTCTTGCCATGTTGGGAAGCGACCCATGATGACGGT